GCATTGGGTAGTGACCATATTTGTAAACATGAAATACAAATAATGATTGATGATTATCCAGGTTATGAATGGGATAGTGATTGCAAATTAACTTTGATGTCAGAACGACAAGTTATAGGCTCAGATACGTTTATATCTGCTAATTCAGTTGGTAGGAGCGGTGATAGACAGTTTAGTATATTTAGATATTGCAATCCAGTTGAAGTTTTTACTAAGAATTATGGACAATCTTTTTTATCAACAAATACAGGGGATAAAGCGTGGTTAATGGCATTTCAACGCGATAATGCGGGAAAAATGGCAAGTACTATAATGATACATAGTGGTCAGATTAGTTACACTAGCAGTAATATTTATAATCACCTTATTTATCCAGTTTTTTGTTTAAAATAAAAAAGAAAGTTATAAAAGGAATAAAAGGAGAATAATATATGCCAGAAAATATTTCAAAAATTAGTATAAAAAACTCCTCAGGCTCAGGCTATGACACAAGAGAAATAGGTGTGAAGTGTCAAAATGTGGAGGTTGATTATAATGAACAAGGACAAGTAATCCTTGATGTAAATACTGAGACTTCAGTATCAACAAAATCTTTAACAAAAGTTATTCAAGACGTTGAAAAGAATTCAAAAGGCAAGGCCGCAGATAACCATGCTTGGAGTGATGCTGATGCAGGTGTCGACCATGGTAAAGCTAGTTCTACTAAGTATGGTCACATTAAGGTTGGTGAAGGTCTCTACGTGAATCAAGATGAGGGAAGTCCTAATAAGGGAGCTACTTCTGTTGCTTTTGCTAATGATGGAGAAAAAACAAATAATAAGGCTGTTAAAGCTAATGATAGTAGATTGGAGAATCCAAGAAAAAATCCTCAAGAGTTGGTTTTTGTTAATCCGGAGAATGCAAGTGGAATTGGCAGTAGATTATCTTATGATGGTTCAAGAAAGTTGACTGTTGGAATCAATGAAATTGGGGCTTTACCGCTTAGTCATAAAGACGAAAAAGCTACCAATTATTCATTAGGTCATGTAAAAATTGTTAATGACCAAGGTCTTGATATAAGCAATGATGGTTATCTCAAAGTTAAGTTCGGTAATACAAGCGGTAAAGTCTGCGAAGGTAATGATGCTCGATTAAGTGATAATAGAACTCCAAAGAGTCATGCTTCAGTACTTCCTTTCCAATATGGTGGAGGAAATGTACAGAATTACGGGCATGTGAGACTACTAGATGATTATCTTGGTGAAACTGTTAATAAGAATATTCAGAAAGCAGAGTTTTCCGTTGGAGCAAGTGCATATGCTCTTATTGAAGCAGTTAATAAAATTTGGTATAGCAATCCTAATAGCTTTGTTGAATTTAGAGATATAACAAAAGATTTTGAAAGTGGCGTTTTTAGTGCATACAAAAGTAAATACAAGCCAGGAAATTATATTAGAAGAGCGGGTAGAGATAATCTTACTTATGCTATTGTATTAGCTGATTATAACTATTATAAAATAGGAAGTCATGCAGAAAGAGCTTGTATAAACGAAGACCACTGGGTAGCTTTCTTATTTGGTATACATGATGAATGGCCAATGAATAATAGTGATAATGGGGGTAATTTTAGTGATAGCTTTATGCATGACCGTTTAAAAACCACAATTAATCCCTTTATTGCCCAACTTGTTGGAGAATCTCATATTAGTAAGCATGAAATACTTATGACAGACTCTTCTTTTGCTGTTCAAGGATATGGATGGAGATGGGAGCCTAATGTTATTTCTATGTTACCCACAGAGGTACAGATAACAGGAGCGCCTATATGGTCTTCCAAAGGATATTCAATCGGGTCAGATTATAGACAGTTTGCTCTTTTTAAATATGTAAGCCCTACTGAAGTCTTTTCTAAAGATTTTGGTCAATCATATCTAAGCCATGAATCTGAATTCATGTGGTTAAGAACATCCACAAATGATAAATTATTTCCTGCGATAGCGGGTAATTTTTCTGCTTTATATTTAAAGCAAGGGGTAGTTACATTACATACTCCACAAATTCATGGGGTGGTTTGTCCTTATTTTTGTTTGAATTAACTAGGAGGTAATTATAATATGCAAATAAAGTTTTTAGAAGATAACAGTATCTTTGAAATAGAACAGTTACCTTTCGAGTTTCAAGATAAGATAAAAATAGAATCCTCAACTCTAATTCCTCGCAATGGAGGGTTCGAAATTATAGACGGAGAGATGGTTTACCCCTATGTTGAATATTCCTCTATTTATGATAGTGATACTGAAAAACATGAGACCACATTCATTAAAGATGCTAAAAAGTACAATGTGTATTTTTTCTTCAGCCCATCATCAAAATATATCACTGATTATAGAAGTTCCATTAGCTTAATTAAAGAAAATGCAATATTCGTTAAATCAGGAGTGACAAAAGATTGTGTAGAGCCAGAACCCGTTCAATTATATGATAAAGATGGATTTTATCTTTACAAGGTTGAAAATGGTAAAAAAGTTGATACAACTCCGCAAGAAAAAAAAGCTTTTATGGAAGAAAAAGCAAAGAAAGAAAGAGAAGAGGCTTTGAATAACAAACTTAATGAACTATCTGTTTTGTGTAAGCAATCAATAGAAAAAGGTGTTGACTTCAATGGAAGTCATTTTTCTTATACTCTTGATGCACAGACGAATATTTCAAGTGCAGCAACCTTAGCGGCACAGACTGGACTAGATGTTCCATATCATGCAGATGGAGAATCTTGTAAGCTGTTCAAAAAAGATGAAATTGTTATGTTGTATGTAGTACAAGAGCAAAATCTAACTCATCACACAACATATCATAATCAATTAAAGCTCTATACTCAATCTCTCTCTACTGCTGAAGAAATTAATGCGGTAAAATATGGAGAAACTCAGTTATTCGGAAAATACATGGATACATATAAGATGGTAATGGGTCAAGCTTCACAAGTTATTGCAAAATTTGTGGGCGGCGGCAAGGCTTAAAAAATACCAAAAGGGGATAAGATTACTTATCCCCTTTATTTTTATTTATAAGGAGAAGAAGAGTGAAAGAAAATAAATCTTTTAAGACTGTTAGAGAATTATTTCATTTGTGGATTCTTTTCTCTATTGGTGCTTTTATCTATTTGGGGATTGAAATTGCTTATAGAGGATTTACCCATTGGACTATGGGGATGATTGGCGGCATATGCTTTGTAATTATTGGCGGTTTAAATAACTATTGGGATTGGAAAATTCCTGTATGGAAACAATGTTTAGTTGGAATGGGTGTTATTACTGCATTTGAATTTGTTTCAGGTGTTATTCTCAACTTAATCTTGAAATTGCATATCTGGGATTACAGCGGAGTTCCTTTTAATATTCTAGGTCAAGTATGTTTACCATTCTGTGCCGCATGGATTCTATTAAGCGGAGTTGCAATAGTAATAGATGATTTTGTTAGATGGGTTTTGTTTAAAGAAGAATTTCCGCATTATAATTGGCTCTAGTCTTTGGGCAAAGTTGTTTAATAAGCCATTGCCGCATTTCAAGTTCTTATGACAGGATAAATAATACTTATTTTTAGGAGATTATATAGACATGAAAATTTTAGCTTTAGATTTAAGTTCCCGTTCAACAGGATATGCGGTGAAAGATGGAGATAAACTTATTGACTATGGATGCATTTCTCAGTCAGCAAGTAAGAATTATATAGAGAGAATTTATACAATAACGGAAAAGATATTAGAAATTATTGCGGAGCACGATATTTCAACTATCTATTGTGAAGAAGTTCGCTTCGGAGACGCAAATGTTCATACTTTTAAAACATTGATGTATCTACAATCTCATATCGTTTGTGAAGTTTATATGAAACTGAGTAAGGATATTCAGTTTGAATTTTTACAGCCAAGTGAGCATAGAGCAAAAGTAGGAATTAAGACAGGTAGAGGCGTAACAAGAGAAATGTGTAAGGCTGCGGCAATCAATTATGTAATGCAAAAATATGGTATTGTTGTAAATGACGATATTGCGGACGCCATTACAATTGCGGATGCGGCAAGCAAAATTGCACCGCCCGCCGCAAAATTAGGCAAGATTGGAGAAGGCCCAAGCGCCTTCTAAAAAAGACAAAAAAAAATAATGGGAAGACTTTAATATAAGTCTTCCCATTTTTCTTATTTACCGGTACTTCCAAAACCGCCTTCACCTCTTGAAGTTTCGCTAAGTTCATCACATTCAATAAAATCCATATCGAACTTCTGATGAATAATGAATTGAGCGATTCTCTCTCCTGGCATCACAGTCATATACTCATTAGAGTCATTATATAAAGGAACCATTACTGGCCCTCTGTAATCAGAATCAATTACTGCAGTACAGTTAGCGGGCCTCAATCCTTTCTTAGTGGAGATTCCGCTTCTTGAATAAATTCCTAAAAATGTATCTTTAGGAAGTTCAAAAGCGAGTCCAGTCTTAATCATTACCATTCTCTGTGGAGCGATTGTAATTTTCTCGGCCTCTGCACAGTAAACATCATAGCCTGCCGCATCTTCGCTCCCTTTAGTTGGAATCTTTGCAAGGTCATTTAATCTTTTAATCTTTACTTTAAAATGCACTTTCAACATCCTCCTCTGTATCATTTTCATTAGCGGCTGCCGCATATTGAGTAACATTATAGCTTACTTCTGTTGTGCAGTCAGGCTCTTTTTCATCTGTAAAATCCTTAACCAAGGTAACTCTGTACCAATCCTCAACAATTTCTCCTTTTACTTTCTTGCACTTGTATTCAGAAGAATACTTCCCAAGAGCAAAATTCCTGTCTTTCTTGGCCGCTTCAATTACCTTTTGTGCTTCATCTTCTGAAGCAACTCTAAGTGTTTCTACAACTCTAACTAAATATTTCATAATCCTTTTATCTCCTTTTATCTTAGAAAAAGAGGTAATCTGATGTGTTGTACTTATCTCCAAGAGCGATAAGAATATCCTTAATATCCCAAGCATCCGCCCCAACACATTCTACCACTACTTTTCCATCTTCATATACCAAGACGCTTGCATTTCTGAAGCTATTGCATCCATGAATAGATATTGTATAATGTTTATCCAAGATTACACCTCAACAACGCCTTCATTATAATTGAAGAAATAATAAACAAAGTTCTCTTTGGTTTCTGCATCTCTAATCCAAATTTCCCATGCTCCATCAGGCTGCTTATCAATCAATAAGACATCACCTCTTACTTTTAAGCACTCTTCAATGATAATTCCGGCTTTTGCTCTATTGTGACTAATCATATTAAAGATTGTATAATCTCTACGGTCATGGCACAATAGCATATAGTAATTTCCAGTTGCATAGCAGTCTCTTAAAATAGATTCAATCTTATCTTCTAAGACCTCTTGCTTCATTGGAACTTCTTTTGCCACGAGCTGTTTACTATATTCATAAAGACTCATTCGACTTTCCATTATAATCCTCCTTTTATTATCTACATATATTATATCATAAATTTTAATTTAAGTCAATAATATTTTGATTTGAGGAACCTCTTAATTTTAAAGTCAAATCTCTCTTATCAATTTCAAATTTACCATCAATTAAAGTATTGATGTTAGCTAGGATGTTATTTATTATTTCATCGTTCCTATCTAATAACTCTTGATATGTATATCCACTCCAAAGAAAAATCTTTATATCAGGATAAGCTGAACGAACAGCTTGTAAGATATACCATACAAATTCTTTATTTTCTTCGCATAAAGGTTCTCCGCCTAGGATTGAAAAATTTCTAGTTATGCCATTTGCGGAAATGCCTTTTATAATTTGCCCTCTAATGTCTGAAGGAACTTCTAAGCCTCCATTAAAGTCCCAGGTGCTTTCATTGAAGCACCCAGGGCAATGATGTGGACAGCCTTGTGTCCATAGGCTTACGCAAACACCTTCTCCATTAATAAAGTCATTGGGCATGAAGCCTGCGTATTTTGATGACATACTACTCTCCAATCATAAGTCTTGAATGTTTAAACCTATCTTCTGTTTCTGCTTGCTTACCTTTATTAAAGGCAGTTTTATAATCTCCTGTTAGATAGCCTGTTACTCTTCTTAGACGGCTGATATTTGTGCTTCCGCATTGTGGGCATTCGTCATTAAACTCACCGCAATATCCGCAATCATTACACGTATCGTTTGGAACATTTATAGCGAAATAAGGAATATCCTTATCCATTGCATAATTAACAAGCGCTTCAAGACCGTCAATATTCTTCTCCATGCCTCCATCTAACTCTGTGTATGTTATACATCCGCTAGATGAAAATCCAGTTAATTGGCTTTCTATATCAATCTTCTCAAATGGGGTAAGTTTTTCCCAAACTGGGCAATGAATAGAGTTAGTAAAGTATTCTCTGTCACTTACATTAGAGATTTCTCCATAAGCCTTTTTAAAGTTTTTCATTGCTGTGAAACACAAATTTTCGGCAGGAGTATAATAAACGCCAAAATTTAACTTATACTGTTGCTTAAACTCATTACAGCGCTGCTTAAACAGTCCTTCTATTTGTTTTGCTAAAGCCATTCCTTTTTCTGTAGTATGGTTAGTTTTAATTAGCAATTCAAGTGTTTCCGCTAAAGCAATTTGCCCCATTGCAAGTGTACCATGTTTGAGGGCACTTCTAATTCCTTCTTCCGGAATATATCCCGCCATAACATTGTTCTCATACATGAATTTTGCAGAATCTGCGGGTTGTGAACATATATACTCAAATCTCTCAATAAGCTGGTCTTTTGCTTCGTGAATTTTTATGTCTAAAATTTCTAAGAATTTATCGACTAATTCTTTTTCAGTAGCATTTTCGCCAACCGCTTCTTTAGCCTTCATAGCTATTGTTGGTAGAATTATAGTTACTGGACAAATATTTCCTCTACCATCTTTTAATTGTCCAAGTCCGTTAATATCCCAGCCGTTAGCTGTTCTACACATGATTATCCATCATCACTGATGGCACTGACTATATCTTCTGCTATTAAAAATAACAGTCTTCCGCTTCGAGCGAGCGCCTATCTCTCGCCCTACTCCCTTACATTCATCAGGGATAGTCGATACAGCTTATTTATCACAATATTCAAAAAGCCAAGTATTTCTATAGGGCGACTTAATTCTCCCTCGTAGTCTATCTACTATTACTCCTTTATTATTCTCTGCTGATGTGTGTCTTGCGCAATCAACAACAGTATCGAAGTAATCCACCTCTCCAGTAATAATATTTATTCGCTTAACTTCCCTCGCCATAGGATTATTTTCTCCAAGCTTAGTTTTTCTAATCTTTTCTTTAATTATTTCCATCTCTTCTTCAGTTTTAGATTGATAGGTATTCCCTCCGCACTTGTAGATTGCGCTAGTTTCATTATACCCATCTTTTACTGAATTATATTGCATTATCCAATATTGCTCTTTTTTATTTAACTCCTCTTGAGTTTCCGCAGTATCTATCTCCTCAATAATGAAGTTTTCTGGCCCATATTTTCTAATTGCTCTAGCAAAATGAGTGTCTAACCTATTACTCATTGCATCTTTTATATGCCTAGCAAACCTTTCTTGGATACCTCTAATTGTTTGACCGATATAAACTTTGTTGTTTTGAATATTTGTCATTTTATATACTTGCATTTTTTCTTCCTTGTGATAAATCTTGCCACGGTCTCATCTTATTATTAAGACCTAACCGTTAGCCATTATTTATTATAATGACACCTGTTGGCACAGTTCAAAAGATTTTACATGAGCTAAATTTGACATTAAACCCATGGTACTAAAATAAGTTCTTGGGTCATTTATATCATAACCCTCGTTTCCAGTCCAATCTACATTAGCATAGTTTGGATACAATCTCTTTGCGGTAGATTTTAAAGCTAATCTGAAGAGGTCGTAGTTTGCATCCCCCTCTTCTCTATTTACTCCCTTCATACACTGGAATATTGTGCAAGGAAAGATACTTGTTTTATGAAACTTACCAATTCCCGCAAGTCCACCTTCTAATATTGCTTTTGTTACCATGCGGCCTTCTGTTGAAGTGCAAGTACCAAAGTTTATTGAGGTGAAGGGTAATTGATTTCCGCTTCTGCTTTGAAGAGTATTTAGATTGTGGAACATTGCCTCAACAGCCTGCTTCAATTCTTTCTTTGTCTTGTCATCAGCATATTTGTATGCTTTCTCATTAGAATAAATCTCTTTATTCTCTATTGAAGTTTCCTTTGGTTCGATATTCTTATCAGACCCTTCATCAGATAAATATTTCAATCCATCTAAATAATGCTTATAGAATGAAACTCTCACATAAGGAACCATTGTCCAGTCTAAATGCGTTGCGGAAACACCTCCGAACTCTTGAAGGCTTTGAAGTTGAAAGATTACTGCCAATAACTGAAAAGCTGTGTTGACACTATTAGCAGGTCTTATATCTGCTTGCCTAGTGGTAAATCCTTTGCTTAATAAGTCATCGAAAGGAATACTCATACAGTTATGTTGACCTACCGCATAAGCTGAAAGGTCGTGAGTGTAGATTTCATTGTTTAAATGATTATCTCTTGCCATTTCAGACATACAATAATTTAAAGCGTAGTCTTTCATAAGAACATCCGCCGCTTCGCCTTTTCTTCCACCGAAAGAGAGTTCATCGACATTGGCATTTTGGTTTTCAATGTTTTTACCTTCAAGCTTTTCTCCAATCTTTTTTGTTAATTGAAGATTCTTATATCTTTCTTTTGCTCTCTCGTTTCTATAGATGATATAAGCTTTAGCAACATCCTTTCTCTTGGTTGAAGCTAATCCCTTTTCAACTAAATCTTGGATTTCTTCAATAGAAAGTTCATAGTCGCAAGACTTGGCATATTCCTCGACATAATCAGCGATATTGCTTGCTTTAAGTTCAGCATATTCACTAATATTTCCATCAACAGACCTAAATGCACCTAATATTGCATTTACAATCTTGGACTTGTCGAATGGAACCACTCTGCCATCTCTTTTGCGAACTGTTAATTGTTTCTTCATTTGTTACTTCCTCCTTAGTTAATTAAAATATGTTTAAGGTTCGTAATAATATATGAAGATTGCGGGGGCAGAATTAATCTAATCTGTCCCCCAGTATGTCTTCTTTTGTGTCGTTTTTTCTTTCTCACACAACTCCTTGTATTTTTGCATATACCAGTCAGACTTCTTTAAATCTTCTATACCATTTTTGTCTGCCGCCCTGTATCTGTACTTATGAATATTGAACAGGCACGCCCACTTGGCGGCAGTGATTCCATGAATTAGCTCAAACTCATCAAAACATTGCATAGCACCTTCTCTATTGTAATGTTTTGGCTTATCCACAGAGTCATACTTTTCTTCTTTTCTTAAAACTTTAATTCCTTCTTCCATACTAGGCTCCTTTTCATTGTTTGGGTCATAATTACTAAAAATTTCTACTATATCCTTAAAGGACAAATCATCAAATTCACCAAAGGATAAACTATGCTTTGCCGCATACATATATAAATCAAGAAATCTGTATCTAGCAAGTCTTTCAGGGGTTGAGATGCGGTATGCCTCACACAATGCAGCTAAGTATGGATTATATTTAAACCTATACTTAGTTAAACAATGCATCAATCCTTTAGTATTTTTGAAATTGAAGGTTCTATCAACACAGTCCTTGCAAATTGTATCTCTATCGCCATTTGCATCCTTATAGAAGTAATTATCATCCATTAATCTTTCACAGGTCTTGCATTTAATCATCGATGTCCTCCTCTATAGCACCATCCGCACTCCATCTTTCATGTCTAATTTTAATTGCATCTCCTACAACTTCATCAATTTTATATAACTGGTGTCCTTCGGTATTCTTATATGTCTTTCCAACAAACTCACCTTCGCGGCGGTATCCTGTTATCATCAAGATATTTCCTCTTCCGAACCAACCCTTTTCCATTACTTTTTTAGTGCCGTCCGCCTGAATCTGTGAAATCTGCTTCTTAAACATTCCATAGTAATCTCTTGAGAATTTAACTGGAACTACTCCTGTGGTCGTTAAAATTGTTATAGTGCATCTGTTATCATCTTTAGCTAAAACAGTTCCCGCAATTTTTGTCAGTTTAAAGATTGGAATTTCTAATCCTTTTCTCTTGAAATAATAATCAACATCAGATTTCTCATTAAGAGTGTTAAAATCAGCGATACCATATCTAGCATTATTAACATCAGCTAATTCATGCTTTCCATGATAAAAACATAATGATTCCATTTCCCAATGAGAGGTATTTCCGCTTGCATATTTATTCCATGATTCCATGAAAAGCTTTCTATTGTAGGCGGCAAGCATTTCATCATGGTTTGTTTTAAGCCATGTCCTTACCACATTCATTTGTTTATCATAAATTTTATCCCATTTTGTTTGAAGAATACAAGAGATTCCATTTATAACCTCAATTTCTTCTAAGTATTCAGATAAAAACTTCTCATAAAACTGCAAGCAAGTATCATCAAAAGTGAAATACTTTCCTACTTTTTTATTAGCTTTAAGATACTTAGTGAAATTATAAATTCTAATCTGTAATTCTAACTCTTTTGGAACTAAGTCACTTTGAACCAACCCATTAAAATTAGCAAGTGTCAGTTTTTTCTTTCCTTCATAAACTTGAGAGATATAGTAAACCATAATCTCTACTCTTGATTTAAAAGTTTTCTCAACTTCATCAAATGCACCTGCTTTAATTAGGTTAATCATTGGTAATTTTCCTAGCGGGCACCGCATCATAAAATCCTTGATTCCATGATAAGGTCTTCCTTCTTTGATTTTTTCAATGATTTCCGCACTAATATTGCTAAGTGATTTGAGTCCATAGAGAATTCTATTATTTTCAACATCAGGCTTATAACCATAGTCAGATGTATTTATATTAACAAGAGAAATATCAATTCCATTACTCTTGATTGCTCCTATTGCTTTTGCTATTTTTGCAAAGTCTGTGTTTTTCTTTTTTACTTTGCTATTCTTATCTTGAGAATCTTTATATAAATAATTCTCAAAATCTTCTTCCTCATAAATATCTACAATCTCTTGCTCTTCTTCCTCAAGAGAACCACTATTCACGATTAAGCATGCGGTATCCCAGTATAT